TTTGCCCTGCGAATCGTACATTGGCTCAACACGATGCCGCATGACTGCAGCCTCTTGCTCTTGATCGCGCCAGGAAGGCGATTGATACCATTGTAGGTACTCGATAGCGGCAGCGTATGCCTCAGACCGGTGGACATCAGCGGCCAGGTGTTCATCAGAGAACAACTGCACGGCTCTACCGGCGCACATGTTTGGATTGTCGTTGTATTGGGTATCACCGCGACTGTCGGTGTATTTACCTTCAATGGCTAGGCGGTGCTTCGCCCATTCCATGTCGCCCTGGGCGTCACCCTCGATGATTGCAGCGGCCTTGTACCGGTCACGGCGCAGCACACCTTTGTCCCAGATGGTGTACCCATCGTGCATGCCTGGATTGCTGTGAGCGTGGTAGCCGTGCTTCTTAAAGCGATTTAATCTGTTTTCAAATGACATAAACACCTCTCAAGAGGTGTTATGCCTTCCTTAACAGATGCTGTCAATACTGTTAATCAGTCCACGCTTGCCAACCAAGCAAATCAGGGCGAACAATGACTGATAAGACAGGGCAGCCACAAACTAAGTCTACATTTTGCCTTATGATTCCGGCTTGCCAAACGCCAACTAATGTATATTTGCCATCTGGTTGAGGGTAAACTGTAGTGTGTTCCATACTGCCGTCTGCTGTTTTCACAAGAGATCTTGCGCCATTACAGGCAGTCAAAACTCTCTGTTCTTGTATGCCCTTTGTGTCGATCATCAAATACCCACCATCAGCAAATTTCCAAGGGCCTGTATGCTCCATTCTCATCAAACCCCAGTTATCCTGGGGCGTCATGTTCATTTGAATCAGTTCTTTAGCTTCCGAATGATCTCTCATCGTGACAGTTTCATCTGGATGCACTGTGCCGAGAACCTCGATGGGCTTTTGCTCGAACAATAATTGTTCGGGGGTGCAACCTAAAATTGCAGCGTACTCTATAGCGTCCTGGATGTTAAACTGAGATCTGCCCGATATGTGTCGGCTAAGGCTTTCGGGAGCGATGCCTTTCAGTTTTGCTACCTCAACTTGTGTCTTGCCAGACATCTTGATGTAGAATTTTAAGTTATTACTCATAACACCTATATGTATCAAGTTCATAGGCAAGGCTCCATAGACAGTTCCTGACAATTCATATTCATGGTCTTAACAGTATTGACCGCTAGTGTCAATAACGGTACAAGGGGGCATGACCTTAGATGAATACAGAAAGAGCAAAAAGCTTACATACAAGTCGCTTGCTGAATTGCTAGGCGCGGCCCACCCAACTGTCGCCAGGCGTTGGTGCCTGCCGATTCATCACAAGAACCGCATGATCCCAAACCAGGAATTTATGGAACGGATCATGACAATGACTGACGGTTCAGTGACGCCGAATGATTTTTACATACGGCGCATGTGATGTTGGAAGATGAGCTGCACATCTGGATGATACAGTGGCTCGAACATGCCCTGCCGCACGGCTCTGTCGTGCATCACAGCCCGAAAGAGGGCAGGCGGCATGTCAATTACAAGATGAAAATGAAGCGCATGGGTACGGTGTCTGGGTGGCCAGACATCGAGCTTTTTGTGCCTGACCATGGCTGGAAGCGTGTCGAGGACAAAGGCCCCATTATGATCGAGGTCAAGCGTCCAAAGGGTGGCAGCGTGTCTCCAAAGCAGAAAGATTGCCATGAAAGGCTGCGTGACTGCGGCGTGTATTGCCTGGTTGCCAAGCGGTTACATCACATTGAGCGATACCTAGAACCATTGTTGAAGCTGCGTGAGGGCGAGGCCAGGTGCCTGGTCAAGCGGCTGTGTGAGGCCGCTGGTGGTTAAAAAACTTACAAATTCAGAAAAGCACATAATTACGCGCCAAGCGCAATCTGCAAACGCAGATACCCACCATCATCCAAAAGAGAAGATTGATCAATTGGATGAATTAAAAGACCACATTTATGGCGATATTTTGGAGGTTTTCGGTGGGCAGGGAAACCTCACCGCCTATTATGAAAAGCTAGGCAAAGTCACATCTCTGACAAAAGAAACGACAGGCGATAGTTTCAATTACATTTACAAGTTACGCGCTGAAAATAAGCTCTACGATGTAATAGATATCGACAGCTATGGCTACCCCAGCAAGTTTTTTCCAGTCGTTTTTGAAATGATAAAAGACGAGGGGCTGCTTGTTTTCACATTCCCGGTGCTGGGTGTTCAGTGCGTCAATGGAATCGTTGAACAGCATTTCATAAATTTTTGGGGAAGTGCGAGGCCAACAATAGGCGATGTGACTGGCGTTGTGACTGACCACGCATTGCGTGAATGGAAGATAGCAAGTTTGATTAGCGTGCGAAAGATTAAGCCGATTTGGCGCTTGGCTTTTCTTGTTCGCCAAGAGAAAGCAACGCTGTTCTGCAATGTGAGGAATCGATGAAAGGCGGTGCAGGATGGCGATTGTGCAGATCTTAGAATGGCCGGAGCTGGGTTTTCAATGGGTGGCTGAGTGCGAGCATTGCTTGGACAAAGGCGGTGATATCGCTGGGTGCCATGAGTGCGATTACAAAGGCTACCGGCGGCTGACAGAGGACGAAGAAGATGAATTGTCCAAAGTGTAACGGCCCCACATCAGTCAAAGATAGCCGCGATTATGTTTACCAGGACATCGAAACGACCAGGCGCAGACGCCGGTGCCGTAAGTGTGGCCACCGGTACAGCACTGTCGAGATTGTCTGGGTGCCGATGGTCAAGGCTGTTGGCTTGCCGAAGCATGCGCCGGTGGCTGGGTACAAAGGCCAGGACAAAGATTTGCCGGTGCATTCTCCCAGGCGTGATGAGTACGCCAGGCGCAAGCTGGCAAGGACAGAGGACAGCAGGCAGCAATCATCATTTGTTGATGCTGATTTCGAGAGCATGACAGACGAAGAATTAGAGGGGCTGGTGCTGGATGGCAGAATTACTATCGATGACGGTTTGTAGGAGCATGGCTCAGGATCACTTTGACTGGTCAATCAGGGAAGGGCTGGGCCTTTTCATGATTGCTGAGGCTTGGGGCATCGAACCCTGGGCGAAAACCCAGTATGGCGGTCATGGTGTGCTGACAGAGAGCTATGTGGTCGAGCAGATGGCATTGCAGGTCAAGGAGATGATGCGTGGCAAAGAAGAAGAAAACCCATCACAAGGACAACAGAGCGGAACCGTGTGTGTCCTGCGGCCAAAGCCACGCCATAGCGGCTGGGACATGGGTGATATTAGCCAGCGGAGTGCTGGTGTGTGCAAATGATGAATGTTGGAGAGAACATGCCGAAAAAATACAACGCAAATCCCCCGAGGTTGGCCAAGAGGGCCATGAAGATCTACGAAGAGAGGGCAGGCAGCCTGGGCAGCTACAAGCCGCTGTACGAGGAAATAGCGGCCAGGTGGAGCCTGGTGCTGCGGAAGCCTGTCACACCGGCAGAGGTGGCGAGGATGCTGATCGAGATGAAGCTGGCCCGATGGAACGCTGGATACGCAGAGGATCACGCGCTTGATGCTGCGAACTATTCGTTTATTGCAGGCGCATTGGATGTGGAAAAAAAATAAATGAGCTTTGAGGAAAAGATCCGCTGCGGTGTCTTAGACATATCAGACAATTCTAAGCTATCTAAGATAGATCATAACCTACCTATATCTATTACTAACCCTAGTCAAGTCTTAGATAGGTCGGCTGAGATTAAATCTTTGCTGGGTGATGTGGTCAAACACAGCAACCAAAACTATGCCGCTGCAGTGACCAAGGCAAAGACTGACCGGCTTGCCTGGCGCAAAGACAAGGTGCTGAAGGCCATGAGGCCGCGCATGTCTGCAGACCGATACACCGATATTTGCAAAGCATTGGCCAGGCTCGATGGCACGGATCTCAATGAAGCTGTTACACGATTGGAGATGAGATGGGCATAAAGGACATCGATGACCTGCATGTGTCGCTGATCGAAGCTGCAGAGACAGAGCGTAGGCTGCCACCTGCTAGGCGTAAGCAGAAGATGGCATGCTGGCCTGACTATCCGCTGGACTGGCATGGCTATGGCTGGACGCAGGCAGGCGAGGTGATGCTGAGGCCAACAGCAGATCAGATCGATTCGCTGGATTACTTGTTCAGCCTGGTTGTTGCCATGGATGAAGAAGATCGCAGGATCATATGGGCAGCAGCTCACTCGGCTGCATTCCGGCATAGAGGGCCACAGTGGACTAAGATAACAAAAATCCTGGGGCTGAATGACCCCAGGATGGTGAAGCGACAGTACAAGGACGCGCTGATAAAGCTGTGGTACAGGCTATAGCTGACCTGTCACAGCGAATAGAAGGATCGTTGCCAGGTACAGGGAAGCGAACCAGGCAACGGTCATGATGAATTCAGAAATTAACCTGAGCATGCCAATCTCCCTGATCTACGAATTGAGCTTCGCCATCAGGCCAACTGACTAAGTATGACTGCTGTTTTGCAGTACCTAGGATGTACCTGTTGGCGACAGATAGAACCAATTTTTTCGTAATTGTTTCGCCAAATGGAATAGCAATCTCAAAAACATGCGTTTCGATGCCACTGCGATCTGCCCAATAACCTTGTGCCTTGTATGTTGTACAGCCACCAAACAATTTGCTGCACACTCTGCCAAAACGCTCGACCAGATAATGGTCGCTGTCAGCAGACACTGGGAAATACACTTTCACGATTTTCACTGATCATTCTCCTCAATGACTGATTCAGCCCAGGTGTTGCCATTGGCAATGCTAGGCTGATTGCTGCCGCCAATGAGGCGATACTGCTTACCTTGTTCTGGCTTGTTAGGCTTGGCGACTACACCGTTGCCGATGTAGATGCCTGTTGACCATTCCGGTTTTACTTGTGGTGTTTTCATGACTGTCTCCCTTCCACCGCCTGTTTTGTTCTGAGTACCTCTTCTTGCCATGTCATCAATGCAACCTTGGCGACCACACAGCAAAGGCTGTTCCTGGTAGGCAGCCCATGTTCTATCAGGGCTTCCTTTGCGTGGACGGCAATCTTGCCAACCTTTGTGCGGCTATGAAGGTCACCAACCTCAAAGAGCGGCAGCAGATCTTCGGCTACCTCAGCAATTTTTTTGTCAGTTACAAACATTGGTCTATCTCCATTCGTTGTTCACCATTATTATATGGATAAGTTGACAGTATCTGTCAATAGTATAGACCGATATAGTCAAGAATGTTGCGAATGCCTCTAAATCTGGTATTATTCATGTATCGTAGGCACTACATGTTGTTCACGATGTTCCTCCCTAGTTAACTTACGCATGGCCTGTCTGGTTTCGACCAGGCAGGCTGCGTCTTTGAGGATTGAATGGCTCGGAAACTAACTAAGAAACATATGCAGGACATTGCCGACCGGCTCGGTGCAGGTGAAAGCCTGACCAAGATCTGTGCTGAGGATGGCATGCCGTCTTACCGCAGTGTCACCAGGGCAGTGCTGCAGGACGATGAGCTGTACGAGATCTATCGTAAAGGCAGACTGCTGCAGGCTGAGTATTACAGCGATCACATCAATGACCTAGCTCGGCAGCCACTGCCTGAGACTGTTGACCCGAAGGTGCTGAATGCTGAGGTGCAGCGCAGAAGGCTTGAGGTAGACACGCTCAAGTTTACCATGGGCAAGCTGCAGCCTTGGGGCCTGAGAGATAAGAAGGAAGATGCACCGGCAAGCAGCAGCATCACGCTGACATGGCTCAATGGTGAGGTCACGACAGAGGGGTGAGATGCCCATATATAAACGCCCTGTCTGGCCGAGGTTCGCGCGTGAGGCTGGCAGGTCAGGCACCACAGTCTGAGTGTAGTGTGCTGCATGGCTGTGATCCGCAGTGAGCTTGGCGAGACAATGCCTGGTGGCTACGGCTGGTCGCAGAATGGTCGCAGAAAAGGTAGGGGGTAGGTAAATTTTGGCAGGGCAGGCACCCCACCCTCGCCATATCTACCGGCCCATCTATAACATATAATATACCTTGGTCTAGGAGCCTCACATTCATGCAGATTGTCATCCCCTATGCACCTCGGCCTCTCCAGGCAAAGCTGCATGATGATCTGGCTGCGAAACGCTGGGGCGTTGTCGTGTGTCATAGACGCTTTGGCAAGACTGTGATGAGCGTGAATCACATCCTGCGTGATGCGATCATGAACACAAAGACCAATCCGAGGTATGCTTACATGGCTCCGACCTACCGGCAGGCAAAGTCTGTTGCCTGGGATTATTTGAAGGAATTTGCTGGCAGCATACCAGACACGCGCTTTCATGAGACTGAGCTGCGTTGTGACCTGCCCAACGGTGCCAGGATAAGCCTGCTGGGGGCTGAAAACCCTGACAGCCTACGCGGTATTTATTTAGATGGTTGCGTCATGGATGAGGTCGCAGACATGCCTGAGAGCGTGTTTCCTGAGATCTTGAGGCCAGCTCTATCTGACCGCCAGGGCTGGTGTGTGTTCGTAGGCACACCGCGTGGCACCAACATGTTTTATGACTACTACGAGCAGGCTGTGGCCAACGATGACTGGGTTGCCACGGTGTACAAGGCGTCTGAGACAGGCATTTTACCTGCAGAGGAATTAGATGCTGCCAGGTCGATGATGACGCCTGACCAGTATGAGCAGGAGTTTGAGTGTAGCTGGGTAGCCAATGTGCCTGGTTCGATTTATGGCAAAGAGATGCAGGCTGCGCTCGATGATGGAAGGATTACGAATGTTCCGTATGATCCGGCAGCTAAAGTCCACACTTTCTGGGATTTGGGCATTGGCGATAGCACGGCTATCTGGTTTGCACAAACAGGCGGCTCGGCTGGTCGAGGTGTACACATTATCGATTATTATGAAGCGCGTGGCGAAGGCTTGCCGCACTACTGTGCAGTCTTGTCGCGTAAAGGTTATCTGTATGGGGATCACTATGCGCCTCACGACATTGAAGTGCGCGAGCTGGGTTCGGGCAAAAGCCGTAGAGAAGTGGCGTGGGATCTGGGGCTAAACTTTCGGGTGCTGCCTAAACTGCCATTAGAAGATGGGATACATGCTGCACAGATGCTTATACCTCGATGCTACTTTGACCGAGAGAAGTGCAAGGCAGGGATCGAGGCCCTTCGGCAGTACCATAGGGCGTATAATGAAAAGGCTCGCACATACCGGCTGTCGCCTGTTCATGATTGGTCTAGTCATGGCAGCGATGCGTTTAGGTACATGGCGATTGGCATACGAGAGGGTCATGCTGACCGCAGGCCGCAACAGCGCAAAGCGGTAACAGATTACGATCCGTTTGCTGTAGCAAGTTAGGAGTATTTGATGAACAAGAAGGTATCTGTACCTAGAAAGGTCAATTACAAGGGCGTACCGCACGAACTTGCTTATGTGACAAAGAAAGAGATGTCGCTGATGCGTAAGCATGGCGGCAGCGGTGAGCCTGGTGTGGGCGGCATTCCGACATTTATCCCTGACGATGGCAATCGTGGAGCAGATAAAACTGGCAGGGATTTCGACCGCGCCAGCAGCGGTGGCAGCAAAGGCGAGTTTGGCGGCGGCGATAGCAAGGATGCTGGCAATTTTAGCAACAAAAATTTCGACAAGGCAGCCGCAAACAAAGGCATAGGTCAGAGCCAGGCTAGTCTCGAGAACCAGGCTGAGAAGGCCAGGCAGGACAGGATATCTAAAGCATTAGACATTATTGCCGGTAAGAAAAAACAGCCTAGTGTAAACGCTCTGATACCTGGTGGCATTCTTGCTAATGTTGGCAATAAGCTAATGAGAAGCCTGATGGAAGATCAGCTTAAAGGCAAAAAATTAGTCGATGCTATATTTGATGACGATGGCGAATACCTGGGAAATGTGACCAAGAATGCTCTAGGCATGAATGTATACACCGGCAAACAAAAGGTCGGGTACAAAGGTAAATTTCAGAACCTAGTTGAGCAGCAAACGCCAGGTGATAGTAACGATAAAATTGAAGAGAATATCGTCAAAGAATATGGCGGTGGCAATATAGATCCAAACAAACAGGATGGCGTAAACCAAGTTTTGCCAGATGCTCCAACAGAGGGCGAGCTGGGCGAAGGCGACCTAGCTGACGAAGCCAAAAAGAAAATGGGCCAGACTGAACAAATCAATACAACACCTCAAGGGCTGTTGACCAAGGCGCGTACACGCAGACGCAGCCTGTTAGCTACCGGACTACTGACATGATGCTAGGCAACAAAAAGCCACAGAACATGGCTGGGCTGATGGGCGGCAACGCTCCGCAGCCGATGTTTCAAAAAATGAATGAAACGACCAATCCGCTCGAACAGCTTATGCAAAAGGTGTCAGGCAAGACGCAGGGCCGCGCTATGGCAGGCATCAAGCCAATGAGATCAATTATGAACGGTGGTAAGACCTATGGCTAAAATCGCACCAGATATTGCCGCGCTGGATCGGCGTTATAAAACGCTGTCTGATCAGCGCAAAAACTGGGAGAGCCACTGGCAACAGCTTGCTGATTATATGCTGCCTCGCCGCGCTGACATCACAAAAAAGCGGTCGGAAGGCGATAAGCGTACAGAATTAATTTTCGATGGCACTGCGCTGCATGCTGTAGAGCTGTTGGCTGCAAGCCTTCATGGGTTCCTGACCAGCCCGAGTGTGCCATGGTTTGGCCTGGGATACCGGCAGCGTCAGCTCCAGGACAGCGATGCGTCAATGGAATGGCTAGAAGACGCGCAAAAGCAAATGTATATGGCCTTCAACCGGTCTAACTTTCAGCAAGAAATACATGAGCTGTACTACGACCTGGTGGTTTTTGGCACCGCCTGCATGTATATCGAGCAGGATGCTGATGGGGGCATGCGCTTTAGCTGCCGCCACATTGCTGAGATTTACATATCTGAGGATGCCCAGGGGCGTGTCGATACGGTGTATCGTAAGTTTAGCATGACAGCCAGGGCGATTGCTGCTGAGTTTGGCGAAGAAAACCTGCCACAGAAAATTGCAAAGAATTTAAAAGAAAACCCATACGAAGAACACACGCTGATCCACGCTGTATTCCCCAAGGATGGCGTAAAGTCAGATTTGTTTTCACAAATTCAAAAGCCAGTAGGCTCTGTGTATTATTGTGAAGAAACGAAAATGAAGATACGCGAGGGCGGCTTTGACGAAATGCCGCTCTTGGTTGTGCGCTTCAACAAGGACAGCGAAAGCACCTGGGGCCGGTCGCCAGCTATGAATTGCCTGAGCGACACCAAAATGATCAACAAAATGTCGGAGATCACGATTCGGGCAGCACAGAAGCAGCTCGATCCGCCGTTGATGGTGCCGGATGATGGGTTTTTGCTGCCTGTACGCACAACGCCAGGCAGCTTGAATTTTTACCGCTCAGGCACCAGGGATCGCATGGAGCCCATGCAGATCGGTGCAAATAACTCTCTGGGCCTAAACATGGAAGAACAACGCCGAGCTGCTATACGCCAGGCGTTCTATGTTGACCAGCTCATCCTAGATAGCAGCCCACAGATGACCGCTACAGAGGTTCTAAGCCGCCAGGAGCAGCGTTTAAGGCTTCTTGGCCCTGTCCTGGGCAGATTGCAGGAAGAACTGCTGAAGCCGCTTATAGACCGGTGTTTCGGTATTATGTTCCGGCAGGGTGCGTTTATGGCACCACCAGAAGAACTGCAGGGCATGGAAATCGATATTGAGATGATCAGCCCACTGGCTAAGGCGCAGAAGCAAAGCGAGCTGCAGAACACCATGCGCGGCATCGAGGTGCTGTCACAGATGTCACAGATCGCGCCGGTGCTTGACTATATCGACAGTGACCGCCTGGTTAACTACCTGATCGATGTGATGGGCATGCCAGCCGAGATTATCCGGTCAGACGAACAAGTTGCCATGCTGCGGCGTCAACAGAAGATCGCCCAGGCAGAACAGGCTGAGATGCAGCAGGAGCTGCAAGAAGCAGAGGTGGCTAACAAGGTCGCCCCATATATCAAAGCTACATCAGGATAATTATGGAAAACCCAGTAGAAGAAT